TCCACCAAATCCCGTTCCAGATTCTATTCCTTTGTGTATACCAAATATCTTACGTTCACTACGTCTATTATAAAGCACCAACGGGGATCCAGAACATCCTGCTATAGACGCGGTTTCATACCGCACTCCTACCATATACTGTTCTGAGCCTTCCGCCAATTCCATTGTGCCTATAAACTTTATCGGTTTACCCTTCATGACTTCTGCTACGACCTGTTCTTTTAAGTACATCACGTGTCCAAGTATAATCTTTTCACTTGTTAAGTAATCAGAAAGATGGTTTAAGAAATTATGCGTAATCGTTTTGAACGCTTCTATATCAATGCCAAAATCATAAATACCCCAATCAACTGTAGGATGCATAAAGCACCTGTTTGGATTATATGAATGGCGTGTAAAAATAGATTGTCCATGTTTCTTTCGCATAAGTATCATAGTAGATCCACTCTCTTCTATCGATTTCAGTACATGCTTATTAGTCAGTACTATTCCATGCTGGATGCCTATACCTTGCCCCATAACTTTTTGCGCTGTTTCGATTGGGGTATATTCAGAGGTTCGAGTAAACCCGATAGCTACCATGTTTGGCAGTACTCTGTTATTAAGAACGGCATCAGCATTTTGATCTCGAAAGACAGTTTCTACAATCTTTTCTGATAGATCCACTTCCATTTGGTCATTAACTTGCTTGTGCACAATTGGTGTTACTTTACGACGTATTATCTGGTCGAAAGAGTATGGGTTTGACCCCAATTGATTGGTGACTTCATGGAGTCCCAAATCTCGCTCTAACTGACCAAGAGCTGCGCCATATTGATGAGTGGCGTCGTCGAAAACTGTCTCAGCTACATCAGGTGACAGATCAGGATATTTAGTTGCCATAGATCTCATAAATTTAGGTTTACGAGTTGCTGCGTTTTGTTGAAATCGCATTAACAGAGCTCCTTGATCTTCAAGTTCTTTTGTGGTATCTCGTTTAATCATCCACATAGCAAACAATCCTGAAACCAAAACACCTACCATAGTGACAATAGGGTGTGCGCAAATTGTATTCCAAATCTTTGATCCAGTTGACCGGATAAGTCCATCTTCTGCTGTGATTCGCTCAATGATTCGCGAAAACACATCCTTACATTTCCATGGCTGTTGCATTTGCACTTCGCGTTTTACACAGAGTGTTA